GAATACGAAACACGGGGGGTATTATCTGATACACTTATTGTCATAGCTTAATCCACATTCCTATCTATTGAGTTGCTAATATCATACACATGCTGTTTCCACCAAGGGATTCGTGCAAAAGGTAGTTGCCTCATTAGACCTTTAAGTGCATTTCCCCTATCACCTTCTATAAATTGATACGCACCTTCTGAATAATCTAGTTCCTTATCAAAAGCAAGTTCAAATGAGTTATTTGCAAAATCAAAGAAATAAGATGGACCTGCACCTGACAAACCAATTACGTTTTCTAAACCTCTATCATCAACATTATATTTAGGTTTTAATAATCCACCACTAATATCAGGACCACCTAAAGCTAAAGATGTGTGCATAGCTTCATAATATAATCCTGAATATAAAGGCATAATGCCTGAATAATCAAAAGCTCGCATCATTTTATCATTTGTTTCTAGTTTATCCCAAACATAACCTCCACCAAAAACATTTGTTCTTAAATAATTACCATAATATGCTAATCCCATTGCTGTTGCAGCAGCCATAGCTCTATTCTTACCTTGTCCAGATGAAAAAGCATTTTGTACTTTATTTACAGAAGCTAAAGAATAAGAATAAAATTGAAATGGTAATCCAAGAAAAGCATTTTCTAATCGTGCATAGCCTTTAACTCTAGGGTCTTCTTTAAGTCCAGGAAAAAATCTAGCGTACTTCATTTTTAAATGCACAACCCCATCAACTAATATTGGTTTATCAGCAGGAGTACCCATCATAATAGTATTCATTACATTAGAAGCATGAGCAGAACGAAACTTTTGTGTTAATAAATCATCTGTCCAAGCTTCTGTATTAGCAAAATACAAACCTCGATCAGAAACCTCTATAGTTTTTTCATCAACTAATTTTTTTATTTTACGAGCATCAACACCATCAATACCATACACAGATAAGTATGTTCGTTCCGATGCTGTTGCTGTTTTATTAGCAAGCTTTAACGCTGTATCAATAATTGTATGCTGAGAAGTAATACCTGACCATTGTTTTAAAGCATTTGTAATTGGTGCTAAACCATTTAAAGTATAAAAAGCGTTTCTTGTTGCATTACCTGCTCTTTCCCAAGCACCAGATGCTAAAGGATTAATAGTAACATCATCAACTAATCTCATGTGTGTTGTGCCAAGAATAATATCTAAAGCCTCACCTGATAATATTATTTCTCTAGCTTGCCTACCTGCTGTTTGACCTTTAATTGCTGCTTCTACACCTGTCATTAAACCTTTAAATGTATTTTTATATCCATTTTCAAATATAATTTTAGCAGGTTCAGATATTGCAGCTATACCTGCACTTCCTAAATAATTTAATTGAGCAGCCGTTCGTAATACTCTAGCAATCCTTTGATTTAAACGATCTGGATTTTTTAAAACTGAACCAACTACTCTATCGTAGAGATGGGTAAAGTCTTTTACATAACTATTCATTTCTTCTCTTGATACTTTTGCATTGACAGAAGCATCTTTAATTTCAGCAACAATATCTTTATAAGTTTTACCACCAAACTTTAAATTAAATTCATAAGCAGGACCAGTACGAGCAACATAAGCAGCCATTGTTGCTAATGGATTTGTTTCAATAAAATCAAATAATTTACCTGATGAAGATTGAAAATTATTAGGTATTTCAACAGTTCTATGACGAAAATGTTTTGATTTACCCATTCCATAAAAAGCATTTTCAGGTGCAATTATATCATCTTGACCAATAATTGTATCTGTTATTGCTTTTACTTTTGTTTGTATTTCAGAATCTTGAAGTCGTCTAGTTGTATATGAACCATCTTTATTAGCTTCAACAATATTTCTTCCTTTATTGCTACTATACCATTCTGTTAAAATACGCTCAAATTTTGCTCTATTTTTCATAATATAATTTTTATTCCAAAATCGAGGTTGAAAAACTTCTTCATTTGGAGGCATAACTTTAGGTTGTGCTAGTGAATCATCAATATTTTTTATTCGTGTTTGTAAATCAGGTATAATATCATCATTTAAATCATTTAAATATTGCAGTTGTTTATCAGTTAATCCTTTTGATTTTTGTTCTTTAAGTAAACTATCTCTTGTAGTTTTATATTGATCTAGTCGAGATTCTAAATCTATTTTTCTACCTTTATAAAATACGTCATCTCCAATTAAACCTGATTCTCGTAGTCTTTTTTCCCATTTATCGTAAAAATTATCTAAGAGTTGCATAGCTTGATTTTGAAAATCACTATCAGATTTTACTCTATTCATTCTTTTTTCATTTACATTTTTAGCCCAATCAGAAAAACTAACATCTTTAGCTTTTGTTTGCTTACCCATGCGTGTCATTTTATTTATGCCATCAGTAACATTATAAGTAAGAAAACGAGTAAGATTCTTTTCACCATCTTTAGCCCATAAGTCTTGTAACTTCATATAAACATCAGCTACTTCTCCTTTATATGGGAACTGTCTCATATAAACAGACTGACCTAAACTAACACCTTCTTTATTTAAATTAGTTATAAATCCACCATCTTGAGCTAAATCTAAACCAAACATCTTTACTTTATTTGGAGCATTACTATTTACCAATGTTTTAAGAGGGGTAAACACAAGACGATTAAATGGTGATTTTGTCCAAACATTTTCATCTTGTTTAATAGGAACAAGACCATCATCTATATCTTCCATATAACGCAAATCATTTTCTAATTTTAATTCAAAATATTGATCGTCAGTTAAAGATAAATCTTGCTCTGCTTTTTGTTTTGTATTTAATACATCTTGTTCTTGTTTAGAAAATAATTTAAATGCTTCTTCATTTTTTTTATCTAATCGTGTTTTAATTGTTTTATAAGTTTTTACATCTTGTTTTAAAGTAGAACCTTTAAAATCAAAATCCGTATTAGCTAAATCTTTTTCAATTTTTGCAATTTGAAATACACCATTGCTATCTTTCCAATTTGATAATCGAACACCAAATGCTCTATATTTAACAACAATATCTTGAAATTCTTTTAATAATTTACGTTCTGTAATATTTAAACCATCAAGTTCTTTATGTAATTTTTTTAACTTTGGGTCTTTTAATGCAGGACTTTCTACAAAGTCTCTTATTTTTTCTACTTCTACATTTTTTGTTTCAAGCATATTTTGTTTTTGTGTTCTTTGTTTATCAATTTTATTTAATTCTTTTGTTAAATTTTTTGTTGATAATTTACCAAACTGTCTTTGAATTCTAGGAACACGTTGATTAAATTCTTCTCTTGTTAATGTTGTTTTTTCTATAGCAAAGTTTTTAGCATCTCGTTCTAATTGTCTTTTAGCTGTTTCTATTTTTATACGCTCTTTAGGTGTGTACTTTAAAAAAGAAGCAGCACCACCAAGAACAAAACCAGAAGCTAGACCTAATCCAATATTTGCAGGAACTTCATACTTTTCATTTGTAGGATCAAAGGGCGCTCTCATAGCTTCTTGACCTGCTGTAATTGCACCAACACCTAATCCTACTCGTGTAGCAGAGCGTAGAAAACCAATACTAGGTCCACCAAAGGGTAAAGCAACTAAATTAATTGGATCAAATATACCTGCTACAATTTGTTTAGTTATAGATGCACGACCAAGTATTTCACGAGCTTCATTAGATGTATCTATTTGATTTTTTAATTTAGCAAAATGTTCTGCATTAGCAGAGTTTTCAATAAGAAATCTTTTATGTTCTTCATAACCTGTAAAATCTTCATCAAAAGGGTTGTAATCTTCATCACGATAAATTGTACCACCTTTATTATATTCTAAATAATTATGAAGAGTATAAACTAATGGTGCATATTGATGTTTTATTTGAGCATTAAATGTTTCAAAGTATGTTGGATCATCAGGAGGTATTAAATCATCTGGAACAGAAAGATAGTTTGTTTGTGCAAATATACTTGTAGCCATATTACTTACCTGATAATTTATCTCTTATTGCTTGAAAAGGATTAGAATGATATTCTTTTGTTCTTATATTTTGATTACTTCCTAATCTTCCTTCAGTTTTATCAAAAATTTCTTGTTGTTGTATTTTTTGTTGTTTTGATAATGGTATAACTGTTTTTTTAATTTCATCATCAATACTAATAAAAGGTGTTGTTTGTTTTAAAGGTGATGGAGATAATTTATTTATATCTTCTATTCTAGTAGAAGTTCTTAATGTATCTGAAACAAATGCTTTACTTGTTTCTGGAGCATCTGCTCGTGCTTGTGATAGTGTTTTTCTAGGTATTATTGGTTTATTATCTTTTTCTAAAACACTTACTGTAAATTCATCTCTTGACCAAGCTAAAGGTTCAAATACTTGAGATGTAGGTGCAATATCTTGTGTATCTCTTCCTACATCTATTGCTCCTTGATTTGGATTCCAATAAATAGGATTTAAGTCAGCATCAACAGCAATATATTGAGGTGTTAAACCAATAGGAGCGTAAACAAATAAAAATGCTTGTTCTTCTGTTTCATTTTCTGGTGTGTTAAATGTATATTTTTTACCATCAACGCTATCGAACGCTTGATTTAATTCTCTTTTCATTACTTCTTCTGCTTCAAGTAATAAATTATTTGGTAATGTTGAAAGAGAACCATTTATTTTTTCACCTGTTCTAAATTTTCCTCCAACTCCAATTTCAAATTCATGAGGTTCATGATAATGTCGATTATACATTCCTAAAACTGTTCTTTTTAATTGAGGTTTAGAAATATTTACACCTTTATCATCTTCTTCAAATTTTGTTAAATAATTAACAATAGGAACATAACGATTTATTTCTGCTTGTGATATTGATATTCCTTTAAATACATCCTTTCTTAAAAAATCATTAACAGTAGAATCTTTATCATTTAATCTAAATCTATTATTAAAAGCATTTTCTATATCAAAATCTGTTCTATTTAAATTTTGTATAATTGAACGAATTTGTTCTTCATTACCAGCAGCACCTTTTTCTTGTATTATAAATAAAGTTGCTTGAAGTTTATCTTTTAATTCTTGGTTTGCTTCTTTACCATCAATTAAAACAACATTAGAATTTACACCAAATAAATTATCAATTTGAGCAGCTTTTCCATTTATTATTTTTGGTGATGATGAAAGTTCTAATAATGAATTTACAATATTTGTAGCAGATACATTATCTGGTAAAGTATTACTAAGTAAATTATTTATTTCACTTCTAGCTTGAGCGTTAAAAGTATTAAATTTAGTTAAATCATTTAAATGATTAGCAACATTTCTTGTATCTTGTAAACTCCCAGAATCATTTAATACTTCTGGATTATCTTGAACAACTTCTTGAGCTTCTTGTGAATTATTATTTGTAGCAGCAGCATCTTTAGCCCGTTGATATTCTATTCCTTTAGCAGTTGTAGGATTTGCTTTACCAAAAGATACTTCAAAACTATTTTTTAAGCTTGCACTATTATTACTTGCTACAAAACCGTCTAGTATTAATTCAATTTCTTGTTCAAATTCAGGAGCAACTTTTATAAATTCTTGTGCGCTTTTTCGACCTGTTAAAAATCCTTCATAAGCACTTTTTTGTTGTGGATTTAACGTACCTTCTAAACTTAATCGACCATTTAAAGCTGTTGCAAGAGCAACTTTTCCCTCTTGAATAAGTGCTTGAGAAGTTAAATCATCTGGATTAAGTTTTGCTTGATTGTCTGCAAGTGTAAATAAATTAAGTATTTGTTCTAATGGCGCAATTTGTCCATCTTTTGTAAATGATGCTTGTATAATTCCATCATTATGTATTTTACGAACTTCATTTTGATTTCTTTGTGATTGATTATTAAACTCAGTTATTGCTCTTTGTTCTCTAAGAATCAGTTCATTGTCTTGTATTGATCTTGTTGCTGCATTTTCTATAAAAGAACGATACTCTCCTTGAGCATTGCCAAGTTCATTAATATATGTTTCTGAAAAATTCTGTGTTGCTTTTACAAATTCATCTGCACCGTTAGGCATTATTTTATATTTACGTTTTAATATACCCACACGATATTTAATATCTTGTTCAATAGCATTTGCATGATTTTGTTTAACAAGTGCAGTATATCGTTCTCTTTGATTTGCACCCATACCTGCTAAATTTTTTAAACTTAATAACTCAGGCGCACCTGTTTCATCATCTATTGCTGTAAGTTGCGATATTGTATATTCACCAACCATTTTGTCGGTTTGTTTTTGCATATCTTTTTCTACTTCACGCAGAAGTATTTGATTGCCTTTATCAACAGCATTAAGAATAGCTTGTGTTTTTGGTGTTTGTAAGTTTTCAAATCTTACTAAACCAATATTTTGATTTCTAAATTGTGTTTGTTGTTTAATAATACGAGCCATCTAATTTCTCATGAAGTATATTTTATTTGTGATAATTGATAAATGCCAGAACCAAGCATAGAAGCTGTTTGTATTCTTGCTGTTTGTTGAGCAATACGACCTCTTTGTATTTCCTGTTGCCCTCTCATTAAAGATTGTGCACCAGTTAGCACAGCTTGAGTTGTTCCTCTATCTACATCTCTATAAGCTATATCAGCTTCTGCTTTTCTAAATGCGTCTATAGATTGATCGGCACGATTAGCATAAGCAAACATAGCATTATTTACTTCCATTGCTTTATCAAGATCTTCAAGACGAGCATTAACAAATTGTCTTGCTTGTAATTTATTATTTTCATTTTCAATAATAGCTTGCTTTGCGTTCATTTGAGCAGCTTGTTGTGCTGCTTTACCTTGATCTTTAGCAGCTTTAATTTGTGCTCCTGTTCCTACAATCGTTCCTATAACTGCTGCTGTTGGATTACACATTAGAAAGTTACCTCCGCTACTAAACCATTAATTTGTAAAGAAAGAGGTGCAGATTGACTTACTGTTACCTGTGGGTCTTTAGAATAACCAAGCAATCGAAACTCTTTCTTACCTGTAAAATTAGAACGACCAATACTAAAATCGTCTGTTGTTTGTCGTATAATTAAACTATTATTATTAACTGATATTGCACCTGTATCACTCATATCAACAATAACTTTATTTACAGATCGTGGCTCACCTGTAAGTGGTCCTGATTGTAAAGCTATATCAAGAGGATTAATTTTTAAACTTACAGGAAATGTATATCCTACTTCAACCTTACGGTTAATAGGTACAGCTTCCCTTGAACTTGTATCAATCTTATTACTTGCCATAGTAAACTGACCAACATAATCTGTTTCTGTTATTACATCTAAGACTGCACCATTTACCCAATCTGATGACACACCTGCTATTGTACTTGTTGCACTTGTTACATAATCACGACTTAAATCTAAATTCTTTGTTGAATCAAACTGCATTATATAAAGCTTCTTTGTACCTGCACCAGTATCAAACCAAGCCGTTACATATACATTGGTATCAATAACACAAATAGATTCAAATAGACCATTCGTTGTAAACTCCGTCCATCCTGCTTTCTGTTCCCCTCTATTTGCATTAAAGACAGCTATTGTTCCATCATTATTGATAGCAAATAAATAAGCTTCTGGTCGTGTTGTTGAGCCTTGAAGCACAGCCATCTGATGTGGTGACTTAATTAAATGAGATGATACAGTTGAAATACTTTGTGATGAATAAGCATTTTGAGCATCATTGTATAGATATTCTGCTATAGCTGCACCTGATGCTTGAGCATACAATGTCGAACCATCAAACACATAAGGCTTGGCAAAGGAAGCACCAAACGGTGTCTGTCTTTTTATCTGTGCATTAGTTGCAGTAATAGGGGAGTTTTGAAATGCAGGTACATAAAACTCTGAGGTTGAAGTAAAGACTTGTAAATCACGATTAGAAACAATATGACGTATAGTATTTATCTCACCTATACTTGCAAGCAATTCTATAGAATCATTATCCGCAGCCGTACCTAAATCAAAATTAAAAAACTCATTTGACTTACTACCCCATAATGTATCTGGCTGTGATGTTGATCCACCAAACCATAATCGTCCTTCATGGAAAGCAACAGCAGCAGGATAACCACGCACTAACGAAAAGGATTGTTCACTAAAATCTGTTGTTGCTGCATGAGTTGTTATAACAGGCGCACCTCCACCATCTACAGAAGCATTGGCTGTCCCACCTGCTGCTTCAAATCTATATCTATTTTCATCTGAAACAGATGTTATTGTGCGTGTACCATTTATACCACTTGCTGGGATAGTTGCTATTGTTGCAGCTTCTGTTATAGCTATTGAATCTCCAGTTTTTAATCCATGAGCTACATGAGTTACTTCTACAAATGATGAACCATCTACAGTTCTTAAAGCATTTATATCTAATTGTTGTTTTAAATTACCTTGTATTGTACCTTGCACAACTGTAGCACTTGAATATCCAGTAATAAGTATTTCACTATTATGATAACGCAAAGTTACACCAACATGATTTGATGTAAAATACGCAGCACTTGCTGTTATACTACAATCTCCTGTTGAAACATTTGGGTCTATTGTTAAACCTGTAGTATGAAACTTACTGTAAGGTTGATGGATTAATGTACTGTCAGAGTTTTTATTAAACTCAAATGTTTGTAATTCAAAAGATGTTAACCCTGTACGCACAAGTTTTTTAATTGGAAATGATTGATGTGCAAGAAACATTGTATCGCCCGATTGAGCATAAGATATTTCATGTATGATTGAATCAGCAAAAGGTACAGCAGCACTATCGGTATCTTGTGTAATTGTTGCAACCAATGATACAACATCTGCTGTACTAACTTGAAAGCATCTTATCTTTGCATTTTCTAAAGATATTATATATCGCTCGTCATCTGAGAAAATAAAAGGAACAAGTCTTGCTTGCTGTGTTCTATTTCTAGCCTGACTTGTAACGGCTAATCGTGTTCCATCTGAACTTGTTGCTGTTAAAAAACCTGTTGCACTAGGTGAGGTTTCTGTAACTGTAATAACATTTGCAGCAGGATTTGATACTGTAAATAAACTATGATTATTTATAGCCGTGTATATATTATCGGCTGTTGTATTATTATTTGTATAAGGTCTAAAGCCTTGAGAATCAGAAGCCGATGAAGACCCTGCTGCTTCTGCTGTAAATACAACTTCCGTTCCTGTTGATGTTGTTAATGTAATAAATGCACCAACAGCTATATTAGCATAATCCGTTACGGTAATTGTACAAGCTGTATTGTTTTGCGTTATATCATAAGTATAAATATGTTTTGTACCTGAACGCTTTAATACTCCACCTTCTGCTCGTAGAAAAAAATTCTGCAATCGTTGAGCAGAATTTCTATAAATCTCTGTATCTGTTCTGGAAACAAGGGCAGGACTTACTTCACCATACTGAAAATTTTGAATAGGAATTTTTGCTTTTTGCATTAACTCCTCCTATTCGTAATGAATCTCGATGTTACAAGTTTGCGTGTTGTTTGCTGTTGTGAATCTATACTTCTTGCTTTTGCCATAAGGGCATTAGCTTGCTGTTGCATTAGATTACCTAGACTAGCATCTCTAGCTAAAGAAAAAGATAAAGGAACTGCTAGTGCATATTCTACAGCAAGAGAAAAATAAGAAGCCCAATCAACTTCACTCGCTCTAAATGTATAATCTACAACAACAGAATCAGCTTCATTTGTATCTGCATAAATCATATTACCATAGATTTGATAATCAATTAAAGCATCATTAACTGTAACAGCATGAACCATTAATGTGCCATCTGGTAATTGATAGGCTTTATCATAACGACCTGTCGGTGCATCACTTAATAAATTTAATACAGCTTGATTTGTAGCAAATCTCCAACGAGCATTTACTAATGCTGTTCGTGCTATATCTTCATAAAGGTTAGAAGTAATAAGTGATTCCGTTGTGCCATCACCAAAGGATGTAATAGGTTCAGCACCAATTAAAATTAATGCTCTACTTGCAATATCGACTGCACTATTTGCAGGTGTGCTTGTTACCATAATAATAAAATGGGGGGTGTTATCCCCCCATTCCCCCTAGTCACCATCTGTCTCAGCAATAGCCGTACCATCTGACACGTCTACTACCGAACCAGTATTTGACAATACATTTACAAAACTCGTTGTAGGTACATTAGTATCTGAAACAATTATAACATCGCGTACTGCAAGCATATTTGCTGCATCATTAAAGTAACCTGCCGAATTTACAGTAGCAATAGCATCCGTTGTCGAATACCACCACAGATTACCATTTGATGCGCCTGCAAGACGAGTTAAACCAGAAGCTGCATAAGCCATATCTATACCTCCTATGAATTATTATCTAAGAGTTCATAGATACCGTTGTCATCAATGACAGCAGCACCCATAGACATCGAAGAAGTTGCAAGGTGAGATACTTTCTCAGGAACATAATTAAGTTCCGTAGAAACATCTGCATTAATACCAAGACCAACAGCAGACGTATGATAAACCATACTCTTACCTGCTGTTACCGCAGATGTAGAAAAGATATTGAAACCTAAGAATTGTTTCATTGTCATTCCACCTGCATACGGTAAGTTTTGATCTCCAACATAATCACTTGATGCAAATTCAGTAATAGAAAATAAGTCAGCGAAACCTTTCGGATGCATAGCAATATATCGCTGTCCATCTTCTGGGATGTCAGCAGCACCCATTGTTTCAAAGGCAGACAATAAATCTGCTTTTGCAAGAGCCGAACCTGTATCATG